TGGATCAAACTCAACATGCGCACTCAATTCGGCTTCACGGCTGTGATGCGCTTCACTGGTGAGTTTGGTACGTATGATTTCAATACCTTTTGGAACATGGCGTACATGGAGCTACGATATGCTCCTTCCCCTTCAATCCCGGCTTGTTACTCCGGTGACGACTCCCTTTTCTTCGGTCGTCTAAAAGAACATTGGTATTGGTCCAGAATTGCTGACTATTTTACTCTTGTCGGCAAAACTGCCTATTCCAAAATACCCGAATTCTGTGGCTGGCTGCTCTACCCTTGTGGAGTGGTCCGCCATCCTATCCTCCTCGCCCTCAAACTTGTTTATCGACAAGCTCGAGGCGATCTGGATAAAGTTTTGGATAATTATTTCCTTGAAGCTCAATTTGCCGTTGATATCGGTGATAAGCTTTTTGATTACCTTCCTCCTCTTGCGCTCGAAGCGCAAGATTGGGTGATCAAGTTTTGTTTTAAACACTCTTCTTTGGTTCCTCATTTAACTACTAACCTCAATCACGTTCGCTGGTCTCAGATTCCTTTGTCTCTTCTCCCTAGACATCTCTTCTCTCAACTAGCTAACAAAATCCTACATAATCCTCTCCTTTAGTTTCTCCTATAAGCCTTTAATTTATTCATATTCTTGTGACCCCTTCCTTTTCTCACATTTTAATCTGTATACTCTATGGCTGACGGTCAACAAGCTATTGGTCCCTTAGGTGCTTTCCAAGCCGAGACAATCGGTCTTGGTGGTGTCATCCTCGTCAAGAAAGATACTTATTCCTTGTTGAAATTTCTTAACGAGGATGTTGTCAAACGTTATGCTGAATCCCGCATGATGGTTGGCATTTCTGATATCAAGATTCGGGCTTCCGGAAGCGTTCATGCTTCCCTTATCCCCGATTCTTGGTCGAAACCCGCTGATTCCGCCGATCCTTCTAAAGGTATCGGTCAATGTCCCCACCCCTGTGTTACGACGTTGTATCAACCCGATGCAACACCTCACATGGCACATTTTCTGACTCCTCAGTTGAAACCCAAAGTTCTTGTTGGCGAGCCTCCTGCTCTCCTTCTTTGGTCTTCTTCTGACATCAGTGTCAATGTGACGTTCACACTTCACCTTCATGGTGTTGGCCCTCTCAAATGGTCCAACCCATGAGGACCAGCCACCAGTTCTGGTGCTGCTGGTGGGACGAACGCACCGGTTCCCCCGACTCCGCATTCTCCACCCCGCCCTTCCAGACCTGTTGATCCAGGTCACACTCCCAGACCGAGACGTGATCGTTCACCTAATCGTGGACGTTCCCGCTCGCGCCCTATCACTCCTCCTGCTCCTCGTTCTCAGCGTTTACATTCAGTTTCTCCAGATCCCGTTTCTCATGACGATCTTCCTTTTCCTGCTTTTCCCGCTGATTCTTTTGCTAATAATCATTCTTCTTTTGTTCGTAAGGTCATGAGTCTTCCACCCCATGACAATACCTACGCTTATTCCTTTGCTGATTTTGGTGATCTCTCGTTTTCTCGAGGTTACTACGATCTCCAAGACAACTCCGAAGGTTTTCGCCTACGTTACCACACCAGTGGTAGTTGGCAAGATCTTGGCAGTTGGAAGCGAGGTCCTTACTTCTCTTCTTTTACTTTACCCACTTCCGGACGTTTAACGTTTCGGCTGGTCTGATTTCTCTCTGTTTTCTTGTCGATGTCCTTTCGCAAGGTGCTAATACCACCAGGTCTTGAAGTTTCCACTTTCTTCTTGCATTCGATCTG